GTACACTTGGATATAAGTTATTCATCCATTCAGAAAGGGGGAGGGCATTTTCGCCCACAAAAAGTGTATTGGGGGTTGACAAGGAGGAGGCGGGGGTTATAATGAGAGGTATGGACGTAGCAACAGCGAAGGCGCGGGCACTACAAAGGCTGGAGGAGCTATTGGAGGCGGAAGATGAGCGGACGGCGATCGCGGCGGCCAGAGCAATCCTTGACCTCCCCGATGGAGAGCGAAGAGGGGCAACTGACGAGGATACTGAGGCTCTACGGGTTGAACTCAGTCGAAGAGACGTTCCGCGGGCAGGTATGGGAAGACGTTGAGAAGTGGCGGCGGTTGGGGCTGGAGGATCTCTACTTCTTCGCAACGGTAGTGTTGGGGATGACGCGGATGGGGGTAGAGCCGATGGGGGGGCCGTTTGCCCGGCGAGGGAAGCTGTCGGAGAACGGGCCAGAGGTTGACTTCTCGCTGCACATGGACATGGCGGCGGTGTTCAAGGGGGATTGGGACGGGAAGTCGCGCCTGCACATGCTCGTCCCGCGTGATCACTTCAAGACCTCACTCATTACCACCGCGGCCATTCTCCAGGAACTTGCCCGTGACCCGAATCAGACCTTTTTACTCGTTGGGGCGACGTTCAAGGACCAGGCGAAGGGTTTTCTGGCCGCGATCAAGAACCACATAGAGAATAACCCGGTTCTTCGGTCGCTGTATCCGGGGCTTCGGCCTGGGAATCTGTGGACTGCCGACCGTGTGAACGTCCTGCGTGAGGTCCGAGGGGTCGTGAAGGAGAACTCAATCCTGGCGATGGCTGCTGGCGGCACTCCAGAGAGCGGACACTACGATTGGATATTCTGTGATGACCTTGTTTCTGACCAAAATGTAGCTACTCGCGGAAAAGCGCAGAAAATTGTGGACTTTTTTGCCATGTTGTCACCTTTGCGGAAGGAACGGGGCAGAATTGTCAATATTGGGACCAGATATGCGGATTATGACCTCCACGGGGACATAAAACGCAACCACGCCGACGAGTTTTTCCTCTATGAACGTCCCGCTGCCTATGATGACGCGGGCAATCCCACGATGGACTTCAAGAATGGGTGGTCTTTGTTCCCGGAGGAGTGGCCGCCAGAGCGTTTGCAGGCCCAGTTGGACGCCATGATGCCGATGAAGTTCTCGGCGCAGTACCTCAATGACCCTGTTCCCGCTGAATACTCCACGATCCAGCGCACCTGGGTGGACCGTTCGTGGGAGAGCGTAGATGACATTCCCGACGGCCTGACGAAGTACATAGGCATGGACCCTTCGACGGGGCAAGGTGAAGATTTTTGTGCCATTTATGTTGTAGGTATTGACAAGTTGGGCATAATTCATACAATAGACAGAGAAGTGGGGCGGTGGACGTTCAGCAAGCAGGTGGAAAAGTTCTTTGAGCTGTACGAGAAGCACGATCCGGTGTGTTCTCAGATTGAGGCGATGGGCAGTGGGGCGGCTGTCGAACAAGGCATTACGGAAGAGAGCCAAAAGAGAAACATTTGGCCGGCCTGCGAGTTTGTCCACTGGCGACCGCGGAAGGAAATCCAAGTCGTCACGGCCCTCCAGCCCCGATTCGAAGCTGGAACCGTCCGACTTCCTGCGCACCTAAAAAACTCTACGCTCGAAGAACAACTGATTCGGTTCCCGAAGGGGACATGGGACGACGAGGTGGACGCGCTGTGTATGGCCGTGGACATTGCGGCGAGGTTCGGGTACATCGGCGAGGAGACCCCGCCGCCCGTCAGACGCACGGGCCCACTCAACTCTCTTGACGAACTTGATGACAAAGATCGCAAAGCATTGCAAAACGGTGAACTATCTGTTACAATGGATATGCTGAAGAAGGGATTGCACCTGGAAATCAGTGGTTCGCCTGGAAGGAGGCGCAAGCGTGTCCTTCGTCTCTGATGACCAAAACTGGCGACCGGAAATGGAGGAGCAGATTCTCCCTGCCCCGACCTGGGAACTCCCGGCTAAACCCGACGAACTCCTCAATGATCTCACTAACAAGGTAGAAGAAGCCCAAGACGCGAAAGATGTCATCGAGTCTACGTGGGAAGAACACCAAGACTATGTAGACGGCGATATGTGGAAAGACTTTATAAGTGACCCGCCTTGGGTAGAGGAAGAGCAGGTCACGCTGAACCTCATTCGGCAGACGGTCAACGTTGTAATCCCCATCCTGCTGGACACCTCCCCGACTTGGTATGTCGCTGCCTACGACGAAAATCACGATGATGTGGCCCGGTCTCTTCAGGTATATCTACAGTCCCTCTGGCACGAAATGCGCATCCTCCGGGAACTAGAGAAGGTGTATAAGAACGCGCTCATCTTCGGCACCGGTGCGCTAAAAGTATTCCAAGACCAGACTTGGCTGCGAGGCGCAACCCCATCCAGCGGCGACTTGGACGTGGGGCATGCCCGCGTAGCATATATTAGCCCCTACAGCATTTTCCCCGATCCTGATGCCGACTCCCTGGAGGATTGTTCCTATGTGGCCTTGCGCAACGTCATGCACAAGGACTTGGTAGAGCGCGTATGGCCTACCGCAGACATGCGGATTATGGAACGCGAGGCCGGCAACGAGAGGAAGAGTTTCTTCGAGGGAGCCAAGGCCCACTACGTCGAAGATCAGTACCAAGTGTGGGAAGTCTATCACGACTTCGGCGAAAAGCTCACCATCTATTCCGGCAGGGAAATGCTCTGGACAGGCGACAATCCTACCCCAGGGTTCAAGTACCCAGTAGTGCTGTTCCACCTCGATGAACGCGAAACAGACATTTGGGGCCCCGGCTATCTCGACGCAGGAGGCAAAGAGCTTCACGACGGGATTCTGAAGCTGCTGTGGCGTATCAATATCCACCAGCGTCTTTCCACGAACCCCAGTTGGACGAAATCCGGGCCGGGGGGCTACAAATTGGACAATGCCCCTGGCGGCGTGCATAATCTGAATCACCCCCAGGCCGCCCTTACGCCTAACGTCCCGCCGAATCTCCCCGCCTATGTGATGAACCTCCTGCAATTCTACTTGAACATGTGGGAGAACTGGACTGGGGTGCAGCCCGCGATCATGGGGCAACGGCCACCGGGCATCACGACCGGGGTAGCCATCTCAAACTTGCAGGAGGCGGCGCAGACCAGGCTGCGGCAGATCATCCGCAGTTTCCAGATTCAGCTTGCTGAGGTGGGGCAATTGCTGCTGGACTTGCTGACGCACTACTCGGTGAGGGACTTGGTGGGCTTTCTGCCGGACGACCAACCCCGGCGGGCCACCGTTTCTGCCAAGAACCTGCGCGACATGGATAACCGTCCAATTCCCTTCCGCGTGTTGGTGGCCCCGTCGAGCGACATCCCGATGAGCCAGGCCCAACTAGCGCAGACCGTCATGGCCCTGGCCCCCACCGGTATGATTGACCAGCAGATGATACTCGACGCCCTCCGCTTGCCAGGCCGTCAAGCAATGATGGAGCGCATGCGGCAGGCGGCACAGGCACAACTCGCCAGCGCCGCTCAGGAAGAGACCGCTGCACATATTCGCGCCGAGTTAGAGCGCGAACGTTTGAACTCAACTGACGAAATGCCGTTATAATCCCAACCCTACAAGGAGGACATCATGGCAGGCACTCAGAACGAGGAGCAAGCCCCAGAGACGCAGGAGTCGGCCATCTCGCCGGCAATCCGCGCCGTACAGGAGCCTGAACCCTCAGAAGCTGAAGCTGAAGCCGATAGCCCCGCAGACGCCCGCGAAGACGAACCCGCGGATAGCGAAGCGGTTGACCCGGCTAGTCTCAGCGATGAAGAGTACGCCGACTGGGTGCGTAACGCAACGCCTGAGGAACTACGGGAGTTTGCGCTACGCAAGGACGTGAGTCGCGGCACCCGCGACTACAGCAAAAAGCGAAACGAACTCGCTACCGCTGAGAAAGACTTCGAAGCGCGGGTTCTGGCCTTCCTACAGGGGGCAGGACCCATGCCAGCAGCTCCGGGCGAAACCGCGCCCGAATCTGCCGACAACGTACATTATGAGTACACCGATCCGGCACTCGCTGCGGCTCTCAAGCGGATTGAGCAGCTTGAGGCCAAAACTAGGCAGCAGGACTTGATGTATGGGCAGCAAGCCCTGGCCCGTGAGATTGCAACCGTGGCCCAAGAACACCCCTTCTTCAACGATATGGGGGACAAGGGCGTATTGCAACTGTTGCAACACATGGGACAAATTGGCACCACTAGCCCCAAGGTGGCCTTCAACAGCCTATTCCACGAGGAAATTGTGGATGAGGCGGTGGAAAAGCGGCTTCGTGCGGAGCGTGAACAACAGGCCCGCGCTGCTAGTGTCCCACCGACTGCCCCCCGGGGCGGTGCCAAGAAGGTCAAGGAAACTGTGCCTAGTGATAGCGTCGCAGCGAAAAACATGCTGGCGCGCATGCTGAAGAAATAACAGCGGTGGCGAGACATGGAGGTAATCCAACATGGCTCTGCCATACCAAGTCACTAGAATCCAAGCCATTACCGAAGACTGGATAAACCCGCGGTTACAGGACCAGATTTTCGGTAAGGGCACACGTGCTTGGCGGACACTCTCCTCACGGGTAGAGAGCAACCCCGCCACCAACGTCTACTACCCCATCCGTACTGGAGAGATTGCCGGGGCAACCCGTTCCCGTACAGGCAATCTCTCCGGGACCACCACGCTGACCGGAACTCCGGCCACGCAGGTCACGCTGGCGAAGTCCTACGAATACTGGAACTTGGCTCTCCACGATGATGACATCAACGAGAACCAGGGGCCAGAGCAGATCGCCAACTACGTTGCCACGCAGACCCAGATTCTCGCTGATAGCGCCCGTACCGACATGGAGCGCTGGATTTGGACCGCTCAGACCTCCACCTATCCCGCATCTCTTGTAGATGCGATAGATGGCGTCGGGCAGACTGGTACTAAGAATACCTACGCAGGCATTGACACCGACGACTTGCCGGAGTGGGAGGCCTTCACGATGGAGTCCGCCCACACGACCGGCACCGACACTGGGGTTTCCCCCTCGTTGGAAAACGTCATGAAGATGCTTCACACTATGGAAGACTACAACGGGGTTCTCCCGGATGCCGGCTTCTGCCAAGGGCCGCTGTGGGATCACCTCGCTAACCTGGTTGCCCAGAACACCTATCTAGCGGGTGTTCGGAAGGGTTACGAGGTGGACTGGGGAACGAATGTTCTTCGGGTCGGAGAGGTCCCCATCTTCCGAGACCGCAATGTGCCTGGCGCGGCCTACGACGGCACCAAATCTACGCGGGCGTTGGCGGCAGGCTACCGCTTGTACTTCGTGACTTGGGACTCGTTCCACTTGTATGCTACCCCTGGTGAGTTCCTGCAACTTGGTTCGTGGATGCGCCCGGCGGACAACAACGTGCTCTACTTGAACACGCTGAAGTTCTCTGGCAACCTCATCTGCGACCATCGGCGGGCTAACGGGGTCATCTACAACATTGACCTCACCATCCCCGAGACCAGCCATACTGAGGGCAGTGTATACTGGAATGGGGCTCTCTGCACCTAGTGGTGAAAACAATTGAATAGGAGCGGTAATGGGGAGAGGACGGCGGTCCCAAGGGCCGGGGTCCTCTCCCGCAGCAGCATGATACTCTGCGCGTCTAGCTACAGTAGACATACTGAGCAGCAAATGGAGATGTTGAAGTCTTGGGGCTTTACCCATGTGCTGGCGTGCAGGGACAGCGCACCTTGGCAATCTGAGATAGAGCTGGGACACAAGTACGGACTGAAGATGATCGTGCGGTGGCCGAATTGGGAGCAGTTAGGGTGCCTGGGCGAGAGCATGGCTTTCCGGTGTGCCGAGGGGATTCATAATGCGACGGGGAATCCACTGGTAAGCGGCCCTTCGTGTTGGAATCCCGAATCTGAAGACCGGGCACTGGAGGCCCTGCCGGAAATACTCGACGAAGGTTGGGACGGGGTGTTGGTACACGTACTCACCGGAGACCGCCCCTTCCCTACGGCGTGGCACTTGACCTCGCGGGTAGACCTGACTTCGGTATACTGGTCTTTCGACCGCTGGGCGCAGAAGGCTTGGGGCAGCCTCCGTAATGCTATCCCCATGCCCGACAAACCTGACCAGTTAAGAGACCTGGAGTTCTACCGCTGGTATCAGGATGGATGGTTCCGGCGGCTCGGCGTCTTTACGGCTGCGGCACTGGAGCGCGTGAATTCCGTTTGGACGTGGTTCGTGCCAATGAACTGGTGGGAGAAGGAAACGATGGCTGACGGGACCGCGGACAGCGTCCCGCAGATGGAGAAGTGGCGGCAGGGCGTGCTGGAATCTGGTGGGGACCCGGTAGTGGTGGTGGCACATCTGTTTGGCATGGGATCGAGTTGGCAAGGACGCGCCGAGAAAACCATGCGCGAGTGTCACGCGGATTGCCGGTGGACCTCGATTGTCGGCGCGGAGACGGTGACTGCGGGGGAAGCGGTGCAGGCTCTTCGTCGAAATGGGCCTCTGGCGCGGCGGTTGGGTTTCAGTGGTTTGCTGGCGTCTGACGCTCATCTCTACGCCGAGAAGGAGGCCCTATGCCAAGCCGAGTTCTGGTAGGGTTGACGGTGACGGATGCGCTGGCCTACGTCTGGCGGGAGGTGCTGGAGGCGGTGGGGAAGCTGGACTGGCCGGATTTGCGTTACCACGGCGTCTTTCACCGTGCGCCCAGTGCCCTTGATGAGTGGGGCCGCTGGAAAGCCGACCGGCAAGCCACAGAGGACTGCTTAAGCGAACCCTCCCCAGGCACCCGCCATAACTGGCGCGGATATGATGATCATGGCCTCACCGTGGTCATGGCCGTGCAAGAGAAGTTGCGGCAGGCCTTTTTGCATACCGATGCCGAGTGGTTGTTTTCAGTGGAGTGTGACCAGATAGTTGAGCCGGACACACTCCGGGTACTCATGGAGACTGGACTACCCCTCGTCATGGCCGCTACCCCCGCTCGCCATGCCCCCGAACTGATGAACTGCACCTTGGGTACTGTGGGCAAGTTGCGGTGCCCTCCGGTAGACCAGTTCGCCTTTCGTCGGACGGTTCCAGTGACGAGCGTGGCGTTGGGCTGTACCCTGATTCGGCGGGACCTTTTGGAGGCGGTGGGGTGGGAGGACCCAGAGGCCCTGATGCGGAAGTATCACAATGGGGGCGACGTGGCCTTCAGTTGTGAGGTGACAGAGAAGTTGGGCGTGGTGCCGCACATCTGCATGGGGACAACGGCTGTTCATGTGCAGAAGCTCGGCAGCACCCTGCATTACTACTGGCTGGCTGCCAACACGGTAGAGAAGACAGTCGTACGGACTAAACACCAATAAAGGAGCTGACTATGAGTGCAAAAGGACGTGGACAATCTGGCTTTACGCTGATCGAACTGTTGGTGGTGATAGCGATAATCGCTATCCTGGCGGCGATTTTGTTTCCGGTGTTTGCGCGGGCGCGAGCTAAGGCGTATCAGACCTCGTGCCTGAGCAACCTCAAGCAGCTAGGCTTGGCCTTACACATGTACGCCATTGACAAAGGCGACCGCTTGCCCGCCTGCTTTGACTCGGCAGGCAACCTTGGTTACTGGCCGTGGAGAGAGCATCTTATCAAGCCCGTCTCCAACTATGTTACGAACGGCAAGCTCTTTGCTTGTCCGGCGAATACCTATGGGGGAGTGGTTGGTACGAGGCCAAGTTTGGGGCGGCTATAACTGAGGCCGTGAGGCGTTACGGCTGGCGAGTGATTGCGGGGGCAGAGTGCGGCGACGCGGAGACGGCAGCGCGAAACCTCCACGGCAACGGGGCACGGAGCAAGGCCCTTGGCTGCTGCGGCGTCTTCGCCTCTGATGGGCACCTGGCAAGCCAGGTCGGGAAGATTGTCTGGTAGGAGGTTCCTTTGATTATGCGAGGACGCATTGGCCTCGGTATGCCCGAATTAGCCGCCACCGCCCAGCCGGAGATTCGCGAACAGGTCTATCACATCGGCCACGCTCGGACTATCCTGCTCGCCTCTGACCTCTGCCGGAGGCGGGGGATACCACTGGACATTCGGATAGACGCTTCCCGCCTGGCGCTCAATGACGGCGGCGGGGCCATGGCCGACCTGCACAACCTGCTCCGCTTTGTGGAGGTGCCCTTCCGCCGAGTGTACTTCCCGGCCTGGCAGTTCCCAGAGGAGGCAATGGTAGCCCGCGCCCTCGGCAAGCAGACGGACAAGTTCCTGGCCGGACTGTACAGGCTGTGCGCGGGGAACGTTAGTTGGGCGACCGTCTTCTGCGATGACATTGTGGTCAACCACCCCTCGCTGCTGATTCGCGGGCAGGAGTTTGGCGATCCGCTGCGCTGGATGCAGCCCAAAAGCGCGGCAGAGGGCATGGCACGGTACGTAGAAAGTGAGCGCGAACTCTACGCCCTGGCCGGACGACGCCGCGAGGAGGTGCGCCTGCCGCTAATCACAGTCGGGGGCGTGAAGTGCTCCAAGTCAGCAGGGAACGCGCCTCACTGGTCATTGCTCACAATGACGACTCCGGCCCAGGCCCGCGCCTTCCTGCGCTGGACGGCCCGGAGCGGACAAGCCTATGAATGGTCATGGGAGGACTGGCAGAAGAAATGCTCGTAGACTTTTGCCAATGGTGGCATGTATAGTCACTTCATGGAGGTACAGAGATGATCTGGGTACTGGGCTATCCTGGCAGCGGGACAAAGTGGGCATCGCAGATTATTCATGCCGCCGTGGGCAAGGAGTGGAGGGAGGAACCTTTCCAGCACGACGAGGCGAATGGGCCGCTGCTCTTTGGCGGGTACAGGCCGGAGCGACACGAGAAGGCCGTCATCGCCCTCAACCGTTTTTTGCGGGGGCACATTGACAAAGTGAGCGTGGTGAAGGACGAGTTTGCGGTGCCGTATCATTTCTACTGCTTGGATCAGGAGCAGCACAAGCTCGTCTATATCACGCGGGACACACTGGCAAACGTGGAGTTTCTACTTCGCTGGCACGGTCTGAAGGCCTTCGATTGGTACTTCCGGGGCATCTGCATCAACCATCCCGAAGAGCGGCGGTTGCTTTGGCCGGAGAAAGAACCAGATGATTCAGTGGTGGCTATGCTGGCGGTGGCCCACGAACTTCAGTTGTGGGACGACCTGCGAGCAGCAGAGGCGAACCACATCCCCGTGTTTGCCTATGAGACCCTGTGCGCAGACTACGTGACCGAGTGGCCTCGGCTGTTCCGCAGGTTGGAACTAGGCATGGCCCCGCACGTTGCCGAAATGATTCAGAAACGAGCAGCGGCTCCGTACTCGCCTTTGGCGACAAATGGGCGTATAATAGATTGTGTGAACGAGGTTAGGGAGAAGGCGAAATGCCTGCACGCTATGACGGTCTAACCTTCTTGGAAATGAAACAGATGCTGTGGAGTGCCATGCGCGAGGCCTTCCCTACTGTGGGGGCAGACAAGACCGCGATGGAAACCTACCTGCGCGTAGCCAACGCCGAGGTGGATGCCCGCCTCTCCTATTCGATGGGGACCTATTCGACGGTCACGGTGGCGGACCAGAGTTCTTACACGCTCTACGATGCACCCGCGCAGGTCCTGTACGTGACGCTGGATGGGGCACTTCTCGCGCATGTCAGTTTCCAGCAGCTTCTCGAACACAAAGGAACGTACGACGGCAGTGGAACGCCTTCGATGTGGGCGCGGTTTGGGGACGACCTGTACCTGCAACCTGCGCCAGAGACCGCGGGAGAAGCCATTGTGGTCTATATGTACCAGGGGCCTCCGCTGCTCTCGGCAGACGACGATGTCCCCGCCGTGCCTGCACAATATCACCATGCGATTGTGACATGCGCCCTATCGCACCTGCTAAACGACATTCCCGGCCAGGAAAACAAGGCCTCTCTGTACCAGCAGAAGTTTGAGGCAGAACTGGCCCCGCTGTTGTCATTGGGGGAGATACACCGCGAACCGCAGCGTATAGAACCGCGCAGGGAGAAATAACTATGGCTACTGGAGACATCAGTAGAGGTATGAAACGGCGAGTTTCGCTGCGCATTGGCGACCCGAACTTGACGGCCATCACCAGCAACGAAATCTACGCCTTCCTTTGCGAGGCCGCGCTGGACATCCTCACCCGCATCCCTACCGCAGCCGCATCCGAACAACTCAAGTCGAAAAACTGGACTAGTGAAACCACCCCGCCGCTCACTACCGCCACGGTTTATGCCTTGCCCGACGACTGCCTGTGGGTGCGTTCCGTGATCTACTCGCGTTCTGGGGACCAGATTCAACTCAAGCCGCTGGATGTGCGTTCCTCTTATGGGCCGAAGTCAGTGATGCTGGCCGGGAGCAGCACCAGCGGATATTACCAAATCCAAGGCGGGTCCGTTCACCTGGATGTGGGTACGCCGGTGCCTTCGACGGATTGGTTCCGCGTCTACTATGTGGCCTTTCCTTACGGGTACAAGTTCGCTGCTGGGGCAAGCGACCTATCCGCGGAGACAGGGGCTATGAGTGATTCGGTTGACCCAGTGGTTTCACGGGCTTTCTGGCCGGCGATGGAGGCCTACGCAGTCGCCCGCTGTATGGAGTGCCGGGGGTTCTACGGCTATGCAACGCAGGCGACCAACGAGTACCTGCAAAAGCTCCAAGTGCTGACTTCCCGTTTCTTGGGTACAGACCCGCTTTGGCCTAAGGAGCAACCGAAACCCTGATGCCTGATGACCAGCTACAAACGCTCAAGTGGTTAGCCTTCGGGGGCTTAGACCCGAATGTGGGCTATAACCGTCAGCCCGCAGAGGGCCGGATGGTGGACGCCGCCTCGGTGCGCGTGCTGGGCGATGGTTCCCTCAAGTGGTGCCGCGATCAGTTTTACATCCACGACAAGCCAAACACCACAGTAGCTTCGCTGTGGGAGTTCAAGAACAGCACCCATAATCAACTGTTGGCCTTTGCTACCGATGGAGGGTTGTACTACTTAGACACCGACTGGGCCAACGAAACCCCCACGCAGTGGTCTCGCGGCTGTGAACTCTTTCGCGGAAAAACTTGGTCGTCTCTAAATGCCTCTGGTGAACCTTCCACCGGAGAGACAGGAGGCTGCTTCGCGCTGGCAGAGCATGATGAATACCTCTACATTCTGCGCTCGGCTGCTCGGATGCGTCGTTGGGACGGTGCTCATCTCGGCGATGTGGGGCTGCTCAGCCCCTTTTCGCCACCCACCGTAGGGGATAAGGAGAACTTCACTTCTACCTCTACGGTGTGGACGGAAATAGACCCCTCTAGCCATATAACGGTCGCCGCCAATCGCATTACGGCCACGGACATGACCGCCGATGATGGCGGCTATGTCTACCGCGATATGGGGGTCGCAGGCATACGTGACTTCGACTTCCGCTTCACCTTATACAATGGCGGCGGCAGCAATGACGGCGGGCCTGTTTGCATACTGGGCTTCGCGAATGTCGTCGGCACTGGGCAGAATTGGAAGCCTGGCCTGCACCTCTTCGCAGCGAATGGGGGGATATACCTCTATGACTGGACAGATGCCCCCACCTTGCCAGAGGCTGCACGGGCCGCAGCCCCAGGCACCTACTACTGCCGAATAACTCGTGAGGGGAACACCGTAACCCTGTATGTCTCCTCAAGCGCGGACATGAGCGACCCCACAACGGGCTCGATGATTACCAGCACGCGGGCCTATCGCTACCTGTACGTGATGGCCGGCTGGGGTAGCGGCGGTCCAGATCACGATACCTGGAGTGGGTACATAGAGGACCTGTACTTGGGAATCCACCCAGGCACGGCGGGCCAGATGGCGGCGGGGACTTACCGTTCAGTCGTAACATTCGAGGAGGTGGATTCTAACGGGCTAACCGTGTGGGAATCAGTCCCCTCTGAACCATCTGCGCCTATCGTGATCGGCGATAACGAAAGTATCACGTGGGTAAAGATACCCGCACCTCCCGCGGCTTCTATCTACGGCAACACTGTCTACCGCAAACTTTACCGGGCTTCTAGCCCCAGCACCGACGACGGGGCACAAGTCGGCGCGTATCGCTTGGTAGCCCGCTTGGAGGGCGCGACGGCTACATCCTACGAGGACAATACGCCAGACGCTCAACTCGGCGACACTTTCGACTGCGACTACGCCGTGCCGCCGTATGGAAAAGAACTCTGCGCCCACAACGAACGCTTCTTCATGGCGCGGGTGACTCAGACCTCCGAAAGCTACACGCGAGGGCTGTACTACGACCCGAACGCTCCCTACACTACCGGCCTGGACAACAAGGTATACTACAGCGAACTCGATGCCCCGTGGTATTGGCCGACCGAGAACGTCCTCACCGTAGGGGATAGCAACCCCGTCGTCGGCCTGGTCAGTTGGCGGGAGCACCTGCTGATCTTCAAGCCGAATGGGGTATGGGTATTCACGGGATGGGATGAAACTTCCTTTGACCTGAACTTCTTGGACAGCCACGGATTGTGCGCTTATCGGGCTTATGCAACCTGCGGCGAGGGTGTCATGTGGGCCTCTACCGAGGGCCTTATGTGGTTCGACGGCAGTAAGGTGATGAAGCTGGCGAGCTTCGTGGATGGGGCGCTGACGCGACCGACCTTCGCTGATGGAGAGGCCCCGAAAATGGCCTACGCGAATGGCCGGATGTACTTCAAGAGCGGAACAGACTTGTACTGGCTCGAACCTGGGACAGCCGTTTGGGGACGCGATAGTCATGGCCCCATAGGTACTGGAGGCATTTACGGATTCCAACGTGGAGACAAACAAAGCCACCTACTTTGTAGGCGATACTGGCATACTTCGACCAGTGACCTTCCTGAAATCACTGTTCTCCACACCGAAGAGGCCTTCCCCAACTTCAACGCTGGCGGCACCGCTGGGTCGGACTACCGTGCCCCCATCAGCATCATCTTTGCCCCGATTACCCCTGACCCCGACGAGGAAATTATCCTGCACGAAGTCTGGGTAGACGGAACATTTACCAGCACAGGCCTTGCGGCAAATGACCCACACGTGTACTATAGTGATGACGACATGGCAACCTGGACGGACTTGGGGGCCATGCCCGTGTCCAACGGCAAGCTGACCTGTTCGCAGGCGGTGAGGGGCAAGCCGCTGTACTTGAAAATCGAGGCCACCAAAGCCCCCGACTTCATGCTGAGGGCGATCAAACTCTACATTACGAGGAGGCAGCCGCGTGGAACGCAGACAGCATAGGCCACGCTTGCCAGGCTCCTACTCCAGCGATCCAGCGGTGGAAAGAACCTTGGCTGAGGTCTTCCGCTCGCTGCCCGTTGGACTGAACCGCACGATCACGATTGAGACGACCAGTGGAACGCACACGCTGAAGTTCCAGTCAGGAGTGCTAGTGGAGTACAGCTACGAGGCGGGGTGATACTATGGGATTGCTATCTCTGGCGGGCAGCATATTCGGTCCAGTAGGCGGTGCAGTGGGCGGTCTGGTGGAGTCTTTGCTCGGTGGCAACAAGAAAGCACCTGCCTCTCAGCCCAGTGTCAGGGAGCTGGTCAGCCTGCCGGAATCCCCTTGGGCCGGACAATACGCCTCGGACTTTGGACAGGAGGAAGAGTCGGAAGTAGACCTGACAGACGTAGAAGAGGTGAGCCGGATGCTGGCACAACTCAGACAACAAGAGAATCCCGTACTCGCGCAACTGTTCGACGGGCGAGGCGGCAGCGGGGATGTTCACCGTAGAACAGGAGATGAGTATCTGCCCGGGCGCACCAATACAGGCACCCCGCCGGCCACCAGAACCCCTACCCAAATTGCCAACGCCGCCGGCGGCAGTGCCCGGCCCAGTCTCAACCTCGACGACATTCTTACGCAGTACGTCGGCAAGATGCTCACCCAAAGCCAGCCCTCAGATGCCTCCTGGAAACTGGCGCAGGGCAATCTAGCGCAGACGCTCAATGCCCAGGCCCAGCAGTCGCGGCAGGCCTTGCTCTCCAACCTGGCGCAACGAGGCTTGCACCAGTCAGGGCTTATGTCGCGAGGCGTTCAGGGCATTGAGACGGCGAAAGGCGAGGCCTTGGCGAAGGGCCTGTCACAACTGGAACAGCAGCGCGTCCAGCAGCAGGCGCAGGAGCGTCAGTGGGCCATTCAGACGGCCCTTGATGCCACCCTTCGCCGTCAGCAGATGGAGTTGCAGGCCCGGCAGTTGGGCATCCAGGAAAGCCAGATTAACGCGGCACGGGCCTCGGCAATGTATGAGATGTTGGGGGGCTTGGCCGGTGCGCTGGGGCAAAGTGGACTCTTAGGCGGAGGCACCTCGGACACTACTACGGACGATGGAGATTACTGGAAGGACTATGCAAGCGGGCTGGGGGACTTCATCAGGAAGTAGGTGGTGACAATGGGCGACATGATTCGGGACATTCTGGCCGTAGCAAATGCCTTTGCCCAGTTCAAGCTGGGGCAGAAGCAATTGAGTGATTATGAGGAGAAGCGGCGGCAGGAGGCGTTGCAAGCCGTCTGGGAGCGGCAGCAACAGGAGCGGAACTTGGCCTTGCAGGAGCGGCGGGTGGGCTTAGAGAGCGAACGGCTTGACTTATCGCGACAGCAGGCAGAAGAAGATACACTGATTGGCCGCACGAAACTCAAGATGGAACATGAGGCGAACATCGGGAAGTTGACCGATGCTGCGGCTGAGAGGGCTCAGCAAGAGGCAGAGGTTCGCCGTGGGCTCGTGGGGAACTACGCGAGGGTGCTCAGCGGTGTTTTGGGCCAGTACGCGAAACCTGGCGACCTAGCTTCCGTTCAAGCAGCCCAGGACATCCTCAGCGAGTATCCCTCGGTTCAGGATGCTGGGCAACTCCCGTTAGACCGGCTTTTTGCCATAACTCAAAAGCTGGGCACGAAGCTGCCTCCTGGTTGGAAGAGCGATCCGAAAGGAATGTGGACGTACGACGCGACGCAGGCGCAGAAGGCGACGCAGGCGACCACATTGCAGAAGAGGTACGGTGTTGCAGTGGGCCTCGCTCAGAGTTACGGGTCGCTACTGTCGCCAGAGGATCAGGCTGCGATTGAGGCTGTGCTTATACCGGAGGGCGTAGTGGCAGACGATACGACCTACGGTACAGCGGTAGGGAAGATTGAGGGCATACTTGCCAGGGCGGGACTTGGCACGGCTCGCGTTACAGGCTTTGAGGCGGACCCGGAGAAAATACGAGCACTTCAGATTCGGTCTGACTATCTACAGGGTGGCCCGCAGGCGCGAAATGCTCTGGCCCAGGCCTCAGGTGTTGTGCGCGGTATTATTGGTCAAAGAGCCGACCTTCAGAAGAAAGATGAGGCTCAGTACATTCTTGCGAATCTGCCCGATCCGGAGACCTTGGCGAGTATGTCTCCGACAGCTGCTAACGCTATGGTGGGGCGCATCAGTGCCTTCGTAGCTACCTTGTATCCCGATCTGTTCCGCATGGACGACGGCAAGTTGACGATTAGTTGGGGCAACGCTGCGAAGTACAGACTGACTCAGGAACAGGTCAAAGCCTTAGCGAACCTACAAGCCTACAGAATGGGGCAGCTCTCCGTGGCACAGGCTGGCGTTTCGATTCGGCAGCAGGCAGCCGATACAGCAGCGCGACTTGCTGCGGTGGCAGAGGCTAGAGAGAAGCGGGCGCAAACAGGTGGTGGTGTCAGCGAGCGTGACAAGGCGATCAACAAGGCCATGTATCAGGTGTCGCAAGCATACAAGGAAGCGCAGGGGAATCCGTACACTGACCCAGCACAGTTGACGCCAGAGGCCATGATGAGGATAGGGCGACCGGCGCTAGGGGTGTATGCCAATGATCCTGCCACTGTTAAGGAGTTGGATGACCTGATCCGAGGGGCAATGCCAGCCGCAGGAAGTTCCCGTTCGGGACTGATGCCAGGCCCTACGGGACCCCGGTAGGACCGGGGCAGCCGCGATTTGACCCGACGGCTTACGGAGCCTTGCTGGGGATGGATAACCTCGCAGCGGCTTTGGTCTTCGAGCCACCGAGCGCGCCGTCCGCCCAGGGTGCCCCTGTACGCTTCGACAATCAGGGGGTGCGACCTGGCTCGAAGG